GTTTCCCAGTCACGATCTGGCTCGCTTTGCCAAGAACATTAAGCGGAACATCACTGCTTACAAAAAGGTTGTGAGGGTTTAATCATGTATGAATTTATCTATAAAGAAACAAGAAAGGCAAAAAAGCAATATCAGTGCAATTCATGCGAGCATTTGCTAGAGGTTGGTCAAGAAGATGCTTTCTTTGAGCTTGACGGCTGCGGGAAAAATCGCTGGCTTGAGCTGCAAAGTAAAAATTGGAAAATTGAAGTAGGCGATTTCTACGTTTATGAAGTTTACAAATTTGATGGTGAAATTTGCGTCGCAAGGTATTTACCTGTTGCACACGCACTTTGCCAGACTCTTGATTGCTACCCGAGATATTAACGATGGCTGAAATTATGCTGATTAAAGTTGGGCACTCGCTGCGGCCAGCTTACGACGAAGATAACGAGGCGATCAGAAAGCTTAAAGCTGGCGTGATTTATCGCGCAGAGGTGTCGGCACCAAGAGACCAGAAGAAGCACAGGAAGTTTTTCGCGCTGCTGAATTTGGCTTTCTCATATTGGGAGCCCGAAACAATGGTAAGCGATGTTGAGCGGCAAACAGTCGATAAGTTGGCGGATTATTTAAAACGCGCTGGAATTGATTCTGAGGCTGTCAATAGATTAACCAGTGACTTTATGCGGCAATTAGAGTTAAAACGCAGCACAATCAGTTTGGGGTGCAATTTCGATATGTTTCGAGAACATGTGATAGTAGCAAGCGGATTCTTTGAGTTAGTAGCAACGCCAGCAGGCCCGAAAAAGATTGCTAAATCTATGAGCTTTGCAAATATGGACGAAACAGAATTCGACGGGTTATATCGGTCGGTTTTAGATGTTTGTTGGCAAATCTGCCTGAGCCGGTGTTTTGATGATCAATCAATGTTAATTGAGCATTTAGCGAGGTTTGAGTGATGACTAAATGCCCGACATGCAAAGCACCAGCAACGCTCCGAATTAACTTGAAACTATTCTGCTCGATAGACTGCGCGGTGAGATGGTCAAAACTCCAGGCTGATAAGTCGAAAGTTAAAAAGCAAAAAGAGTTCAACGCTGAAACCAGGCAGAGAAAGCAGAAGTTAAAGACTAACGCAGAATGGAAATCTGAAGCGCAAGTTCTGTTCAATAAAATGCGAAGGCTTGAGGAATTGCTGTGGTTTAAAGAGCGAGGAATTGATCCATACTGCATAAGCTGCCAATTGCCGCTAGGAAATGATCAATGGTGCTGCGGTCATTTTAAAACAAGAAAGGCTCGGCCTGATTTGTCATTTGATAAAAACAACACATTTCTACAGCACAACCACAGGTGCAATCAGCAATTATCAGGAGATATTGAAGGCTATAAGATTGGGTTAGCTTTTAGATTTGGCGAAGCTAAAGCAAGAGAAATAATTGAGCATTGCGAGGCTGAAAAGAAAACACCGAAGCGAAGCGCCGATGATTGGCAGCAAATGAAAAAAGAATTTAGCGCTGAAATTAGACGTTTACAGCGATTGCTTGAGATTTAAAAATAAAGCAACTTTCAGCTTGACCATTGGCGCATATCTGATACACTTACCGAAACAGTGACGGAGAGGTGAAATGAAAAAATGAATGAGGTTTTTGAGTTGCAGATTAAGCGAGAGCAAAGCGAAGATGGAAAGCCAGTGTTTGTTAGTGTGCTTGAGCTATCAGAAAAAGCTAATGCAGCAAAACATGCTGATGCGCTTGCTGATGCTTTGGCTGATTTACTAGATGAAATCTATAACGGCGGCGCTACTCGATACACTGCTGAGATTGCAGCGCAAGAACTAGCCGCTTATCGAGGTGAGAAATGAAACCAGTATCAGACCTAGTGCGCAAATACGGCAGCCTGCGCAAAACTGGCAAGGTGCTAAACAAATGCCATGCGACTGTTGATCGTTGGGTAAAGGCAGGCGCTAAGATTGACGAGCAAGGCGCTGTTTGGATTAAGACGGCAGAGACTAACTACAGAGGGGAAGAAGAATGAAAGGATTAACACACCAAGTAAAACAAAAAGCCACCAACGGCGTGCTGCGGCTGTCGGAATTGGGGCCAAACAGCAGAGAAGTTGCCAAGCGCTTAATCGCACAAGGCGAGCTGATTAAATCTAAGTGTGGGACTGGTTTTGTGATTGGGGAGTTGAAGAAATGACAAAGTTAACACTGTCATGCGATGTTGCTTCATGCGATAACATAATTTTTGAGGAGTTTGAAGGTAGGATGCATGTTGAAGTTATTATGGATATCGAAAGCGATCATCCAGTTCTTGTGCTGAGCAAGCAAGACGTAGCAAAGCTGGTCGAGTTTCTTAATGAGTTGGAGTTGGAAGAATGACAGTATACGACTTTTGGAAAACAATCGACCATCAAGGCGAGCGCGACAGCCTAGAGCAAGCGCGATTGGAACACTTAGCGCAGCAAATTCGCAGTGATATGAAGGCGAGCGACTTTCTCGGAGAGATTGAAGAAAGCGCAAGCATTGACACCGACTGCATCAAGGCAATTCAAATGCTTTTCATTGGCGCAGATCCGGCAACTTGCGCAAAGGTTTTGACTAAGTTTGCTGATAAGTGGCTTGATAACCAGGCTATGAAGTTGGCTCAACAATATAACAAATAGCGCTTAGGCGCTTGAGGAAAGAAGAAATGACAATAGAAAAATACTTGGCTTGGTTGGTAATAGTTTTGCCAATAGTTTTAAGTCTCACTTGTTTTGTGGTTGACCCGTTAAGCATAAAAAATAAATGGATTGGCTTTTTGTTTTACTTATTAAGGCTTTTGTGGATTATGCTAGGTTTAGTTCTGCTTGTTGTTGCAATTGGATGGGCTGTATCGGTGGTGACAAAATGAACGTCAGAGACATGTTGCAAGAAAAGAAACTTGACGAGTACACATCGACAGCAACTCGGGAGCAGTTGATTGAGTTGCGCAATGTTGCGTCTGTGCAGCTTGGCAAGCAAAGGCTACTTGAAGCAAAAAACCAGCCAGCATTGCAGAAGCACATAAATTTTCTAAGCGCAGTTATCCAAGAGTGCGACACGGCAATCGCAAAGCAAAAAATCGGCAACAAAAATAAAATGACTGAGCTTATCGAAACGGCAGAGAAGTTTAAAAAGTTTAAGCGGCTAGTTTGCAACCGCGTTGGTCAAGCGGCTTATCAAGAGCTGTTGAAGGAGTTGTACAGTGGCTAAGCGCAAACCCCACAACCAAAACAAGCGTCTTATAACGCAATCCATCATAGCAATGCGCAACCTAGCGCTGACCATGAAACTGTCAGAAGTTGATAAGGGCGTTGATGTAGTGAACTACAAGACGTCGAAGCCTGAAGCAGTAGGTCAGTCAGTCGCACAGGCTTTAGATCGCACAGCGTTTAAATGGGCCATCTTGCTAGTGGTTAACGCTATAGAGCGTAACGGAAAGACAAAAACGCTAACCAAGTGGACACGATTAGCCGCGCCTTATAAGCATAGTGCGTTGACTGAGTGGTTACGGAAAGAACATGGCGAGATGATTGACGACTGCAAAGGCAAGTGTGAAGTTGTTGATGCTTCATGGTGCGCCGTGCCTACGCCGCCAGTTTTTGTGGATGATTTGGCCGAGCAGATATTGATTGATAACTTATTGGAGCTGATAGCATGAACATCTACCGCATAGCAGCAACAACACGCGCAGGCCGCTACATCGAAACGCAAATCACAGCAAGCAACATGCTAGCACTTGTGCAGCCGATGGTTTACGAGTTTGCAGTAGAGCATAAGACGGCGATTGATGATATTGTGGAATTGGATATAACGGAGCTTGAATGATGAACAGCGAAGCGCTTGATGATTACGTTTGCTACCTGATAATTTTAACGCTGATTGGTTACTTATTCGAAACTGCTCATTACTCGCTTAAAATGGCCGCTTTATAGCGGCTTTCTTTTGCGCTATACTCAACAAATCTGCCAGCGGTGCTGGTGTTTATTGAGCGGTGCTTGATATGAGTGAGTTAGGGCGACCATCTAAATACAAACCTGAGTACATTGAGCGAGCTTTAGAGTTTGTCGGAGTGCAAGGTAAATCTGTTACTCAGTTTGCTTTCGATCTTCGAGTTAGCAAGTCAACTGTCTATCTGTGGGCGCAAGAGCATCAAGATTTTTCGGACGCATTAACGCTGGCGCAAGAGTGGAGTCAGGCAGCTTGGGAAACTAAGCTAGAAGACATGATGCTTTCGAGAGAGGTTAACGCGCCTCTTGTTAAGCTGTACTTTGCAAACAGATTCAAGTGGACTGATAAAGCTCCGGCTGATGAAGATGAAGAAACAAAAGCACAGCCATTGGCGATCACTTTTGAAGTTAGACATGCAGCAGACAGCATAGAAATAACGAATGCTAAGTCTTAGCGCTCCGCAGAATATTTTCCTTAATGGCCTGAATACCAAATATCGCGCTTACGTTGGCGGATTTGGTTCAGGTAAGACATTTGTCGGATGCTTGGACTTGCTGATATTTGCAAGCCAGAATCCAAAGACAGTGCAGGGCTATTTTGGCACTTCCTACCCTTCAATCAGGGATATTTTTTATCCGACATTCACCGAAGCTGCTGAAATGATGGGCTTTCGCGTTGATATTATAGAAAGTCACAAAGAGGTTCACATTTATCGTGGGCGCGTTTATTACGGGACTGTAATTTGTCGCTCAATGGATAATCCGGCTTCAATCGTAGGCTTTAAGATTGCTCGGGCGTTGGTTGATGAAATCGACACACTACCAAAAAACAAAGCCACTCTTGCATGGAATAAAATTGTGGCGCGTTTGCGCTTGGTTATTCCAGGCGTTGAAAACGGAATAGGCGTTACAACTACGCCGGAAGGGTTCTTATTCGTTTACAGCAAGTTTAAAGAGAATCCAACACAGAGCTACTCAATGGTGCAGGCTTCGACTTATGAGAATGCCGACTATCTACCGCCGGATTACATTGATACGCTGCTAGAGACTTATCCAGCAGGCTTAATTCAAGCCTATTTGCGCGGGCAGTTTGTTAACCTTACATCCGGCAGCGTTTACCCGTCATACAATCGCCAGCGCTGCAATTCGCACGAAGTTATTCAGCCGCATGATCACTTAATCATCGGTATGGATTTTAACGTTGGCAAAATGGCTGCTTGCGTATTCGTTCAGCGTCAAACAGGTATGCATCAAGTCGCAGAGATTAGCGGCGGTCAAGATACGCCTTACATGATTAAGCTAATCCAAGATCGCTGGCAGTCGCAAGGTCACAAAATATCAATCTATCCAGACGCAAGCGGAAAGAACACAAGTAGCAAAGGCGCTTCCTTGTCTGATATTGGGCTGCTTGAGAATGCTAAGTTCTCAGTTATCGCGCACGATTCAAACCCAAGAGTTAAAGATAGGGTTATATCTGTCAATAAGGCCTTTGAAGAAGGGCGGCTATGGATTAATGCCGCAGCCTGTCCGGAGTCGGCAAAGTGTATCGAGCAGCAGCCATACGACAACAACGGCGAGCCAGACAAGAAAGGCGGGCTTGACCATCAATCTGACGCCTTTGGTTATCCTGTTTGCTACCTGATGCCGATTGTTAGACCAATCACAGCGCCGCTCGCATGGGGCCGCAGATGATAGACTTGGCCGAGCATCAACCGCATATTGTCGTAGCAACCGCTGAAGCGGTGCATGTTTTATGTCTAACTGATATACGCCGCATGGCTCAGGGTTTGCCTTATAACGGCAATAAGACGATAATGATTCAAATACTAGCCACAGCATTGAGAGATTTAATCGATGAGTCTAACCGCTGATCAACTACGGCACGAAGCAATGCTGCAACGAGTGGCAACTGGCTTACTTAAAACTAACGTCTATCCGTCGCTCGCTGACGCTTACAAGTCAGTGCGCGAAATCCTGCTTGCTCAAGAGGAAATCAAGAGCGCAGCGCAGCTTAATCGCATTACGAAAGCAATCAGCAAGTCAGTCACAGAGATTTACTCAGCAGGATGGCGAGAGGCGACTAAAGAGCTGCAATCGCTGGCGGTTTACGAGTCGAGCTATTATGCGGAGCTTATTGGTAAATGGAATGATGTTGAGTTAACTACTCCAGGCTCGAAGACTATACTTGATTACGTGAATTCAGCACTGATGACACTAACAAGCGGAAATCGTGTTGATGTTGGAACTTGGGAAGACTTTGTAAAGCAAAATATCAGTGGCTACACAGAGCAAGTTAACAACCTTGTAAAAGCTGGATTCACCAAGAGCGCAACAGTTAAACAGACAGCCGCAGCGATTCGACAATATAGCGAAGGCTTAGCGCAGCAACACGCAGAAACATTAGCAAGGACTGGCTTAAGTCATTACGCCAATCAAGCGCGTAGAGCAATGGCTGCCGATCGTGACTGGGAAAC